CACCACCAAAAGGAACAGTTCTATTGGTCATCTGTTGCCTATTACTAACTCGATAAGCATATTTGTTAGATCCGCTTACACTTCCTAAACTCACCGGAGTTCCATCAGGCTCGGTTGATATCTGATAGTAAAGAGTGTCCGATCCAGTTGCTACTTCACCTGACACATCGATAAGATAGTATTCTGTATCTACATCCGTACCGGTTGTGAATCCTGACTCAAGCCGTATAACATCTCCGTGCCTAAAGTCATTACTTACAAGCCTGATTTTATTATTACCGGTATCTATGTTACCAGGAGCAACTGATTCTCTTGTGGTAGTAATATCTGCTACTTCTTGCCATTCTTGCGCCTCTTCTATCCAATAATACTGAGACGATTTAAGTAGATAGGCAGATTGTGGAAACTCTTCATTATTAAATGCATAGTTTCTAGAGCATATCGCATACGTTCCGCCTTGTACTATAACGTACTCATCTCCGCTACCGTTAAAATTCATCGAGAACCTAGCATTTGGAATAGCCGGATCGGTCAAGCTACTAAGAACAACGGCGTTCACAAACTGCTCAGTCGTTCCGGTTCTGTGATCAAATACGACACTAGCCTTCTTGATGGCCGGATTGATTTTATTTGATCCGGAAGGTAATGAGTATAAATCACTATTATCAATGTCGGTAGTAATATCTTGAGTAGTCGTTCCGGTTTGAGTACCGCTTGAGTTATAGCTAAATATATTTAAGCTAGTTGGATCGCTTAATTCAGATAGCTGATAGATATACCATTGACCACTAACCTGGCGGAGTATAAGCTGATGGTTTCTACATATTCGCTCTAAGACCTCGTACTTAGTAATAGGCTGATCATCTACCGTTGTAGAGGTTGCGTACTTTCTAAAGGCAAATTTGTCGTGATAGACTTGATTTAAAAAATCATCTGATGTAGTAGAATTGTTTTCTACCCAATTAGTATGAGTTTTAAACCCTATACCAAAACCTAAATCACCAAGAATATCGGCTAGAGTTACAATAATCTTTTCATATCCAGTATCTAATGTGTACTCTTGACCTTTGAGATAGGTTAAATCTTTTGCGGTTATCTTACCGGTAAAAGGATAATCTCCTTCATCGTATTCTAGCAAGTCATTAACTACTTTACCCTGCCAATCATACGAGCCATCTACTTTCTTCTTGAGAATGAACTCATCTTCATCGGCATTTTGTATCTCTGTAAGTAACGCAAGATGGCTAGAGTTCTGTACGTGAAAGAACATACTAAGATCGGAATCATTAACCGGCTTGTTGAATGGATTCCTAGAGTTTATCTTAGTGTAGTTATGATCGAAATAGCTACCTGCACCCTCTAATTGTTCGGTTGAGCCGGAATAACTTTTTTTCCATAGCTCAATTCTAAATTCTATACTCCCCGTATCTCCGGATAATTCCTTCGCTACAATGTATTTATATAATCCGTAACTCATCGCCCTATCACTTGATTAGCCCTTTCAAGGCTCAATACTAAATCTGTTCCTTTAACTCTAAATTCTCCGCTTAGGTTTATGTTTGTAGCTCCTGCGCCCATTAAATCTCTATTTGGTATGATTGTTCCCTTTGAACTAGGCACAAATAACTCAGGGCCAACCTCCCCAACCATATAAGGAGTGTTACCTAATACCGATCCTCCTCTTTGTCTATTAAATATTTTACCAAATAATCCTCCTGCATCACCGAAGAATCCCGTACCACCTAGACCTCCGGTTAATAATGCTTGTATTCCTATCTGAATCGCCGAACTAAGTAATAATTTACCAATATTTTTAAGTACGTCAACAAGTTTCTCTCCTTGAACTATAACGTTTGACATACCTTGACCGAATGAAGAAGTGAATTGATCGGCTAATTTTTTAGTAAATCCTACTGCGTTAGCCATATTCTTGAAGGAATTAATAAATAAAGACGGAAGAGCAACAATTTCAACCTTTGCTAGTTTAATAGGAGCTATTACATCATTTGTAATTCTTTGAGCAAAATCTGAAGTATCGGGAGGATCAACATCTGCTTTAAAAGCATCACTCATTTGTAACTTTGCTCTATCAAGAAAAACTAGCATATCATTAAAAGTTCTCTTGATTTCATTAAAACCATCTGAAAAAGGAGTAAAATCATCAGTATCGGGTAATTTTTGTTTAAATTCAGATACTTTTTCCGCTAAATTTCCAAATGCTTTACCAACTCCAGGAATCTTTTCCATTGTTTTTAATAATGAAAGAACTCCATCAATCACAAAATTGACCATCTTGGCAAATATCAGCTTGAACGCTCCAACAAATGATCCCGATTTACCAAATGCATTAGCAAATACATAGCTTATACCGGTAACTACTGCAATTAAAGCTATAACCGGAGCAGAAATCGCCATTATCCCTTTTATCAATAACCCAATAGCAAGAAGAACCGGCCCTCCTGCTCCTAAGATACCTGCAACAATGAGCATCCTCTTTTTTACATCGCTACTGAGGGCCTTAAATACAGTCGTAACGGCTTTTATATTTCTAGTAATGTCCTTTACTAATTTCTTTAAATCGAAAGCCTCAGCTATCTCATTCCCAAGCTCTCCCAATGCAAGAGCAACATTATCTTTAAGAGTTGAAAATAAACCTGCTATCGTTTGAGATTGTGCTTGCGTAGCGCCGGCAAATTTACCTCCTGCTTGTGTAGATTTAGCTATGGCATCCTGGAGTATCTGAAAAGATATCTTACCCTCTTCTGCTAGAGTAAACACTTCACTTCTAGCAACTCCCATAGATTGAGCTAATAAATCAACGGCCGGAACACCTTGATTGATAAATTGCCGTATATCTCTTGTAAAGAGTTTACCTTCTGCCGATGATTGACCAAATGCAACTGCGATGCTTTGTAAGTCTGCACCGGTTGCACTTGCTACATCTCCTAACTGTTGAAGAGAGGTAAAAGCATCTTCGGCATTCATTCCAAAACCTAGAAGCGTGTTGTTTGCTTGTACTAAGTCCTGGAGTTGGAAGGGAGTCCCTGCTGAGAATTGTTGTAAGCGTTGAAATTGCTTTGTGCCGGCTCTTGCGCTACCAGTTAATGTCTTTAGTCGAACTTCTAATTGCTCGAAGTCTGAGGCCGTTTTTAACGCAGTTATTCCAACACCTGCAATCGGAAGAGTGAGGCTTGCCGTTAGTTTAGTCCCAACAGATGTCGCAGTAGAACCAAAGTTGTTAAGACTAGATTTAGCAGTTCCAATGTTTTTTTGGAATTGTTTTATATCCGCTTTAATTAATACCGCTAGTTCTGCTAACATCTCGGTTCATTTTGCGCATCAGTCGATGCAGTTTCCATTTTTCCTGCTGAGATATTGTTGTTCTTCTTTCCTCAAGAGGCAATATCTTCTCAGGTGTAAGTTTTTTTCTAGTCTTGCCCTCAAGTCCGCTATATACTGAAATAAGGTAAGCGTTCATTCGCATCACCTCATAATCGTGTTTTTGACTTTTATTGAAGGCTTCTGCCATACAATTAAAATCGAATAGAGTTGTATCTCGTAACTCCGAAGGTTTTAATCCCATTTGATACCCCAAGACAAATAAGTCTCGGAGCGACATTGGCTCTACGCCTTCGGAGCGTTGATGTTTCCCACCGACTCTCTAACTAACTCAAAGACATCATTTAAAAGAGCAAAGTCCATACCACCAATCTCCTCATCTGTAAGTTCTGTTCCGCCGGAAGCAGAAAGAGCCTTGATGAAAATCTTAATGTTAGATACTTTATTTAAAGCCTCATCAATCCCATTGAGATCAGTTCCGGCTTCCTCTGTAAATGTTTCGAGTGCATTCAAGTCGAATTTGAATACAACGTTTTTTCCTGCGATCTTGAGGCTTTTACTACCTTTCATATTAGCTGATTTCTATTTGCTCAAGTACACCATCGCCAACAAAAGTACCGCTAATAGTAGCGACATCTTCGTTAGGAGTACCGATAGAAACAGAAGTCATATAAGCATCGCCTTTAAAAGCAGAGCCTACATTAGGTAGAAATCTTACATTTATTTGAGTACGATTTATTAGATAAGTAGCTAATTCATTGACGTTCCCTCCGGAATAATCAAAAGTAGCTAACCCATCAACATCAATACTCCAAGACTTCTGACCTGCTATAACTTCTGCCCATCCGGCAGAGCCTTTAGTAGAAGCATCCGGAGTATCCATTTCTATATTTAGAGTTGCATCAGTAGTTGAGGCTATTGCAGAGCCGGCAGTATTTACTAATACAAGTGTTCCGTTAATTGCCATTTTTCTATTTGTTTAGTTGTTAGTTGTGTTAAAAGATACGAAATTCGTGCGACTATTTTTCCTCTATCTTATGTCGGAATCGTAACTCACGAATCCAATAAGTATAAGTGCCGGTGTACTCTTGGCGAAAGATATCATTATCAACCACCGTGTAAACCACAT